CTTGCGATTGTTTTTTACTGCTACGTAAACTTCAGAACCAATGCCGAGGAACGGCGTGAATACCACTTCGCCCTCATTACTCCAGAGATGCACAAGTCGCTCGATTACGCTTAACTGCAAGGGGCAGATGTGCTTTTCATCGCCTTGCGCCGTACCCTCTTTGCCATTGAGTACGTCAGTACGTTTAATGTCCATCCATACCGGCGACGCCCATTTTTGCCATGTTTCAAGCGGAAAATTTTGGCGGTCAAGGTTGGTGATTGGCTCCCAATCTTCTTCGTTACCCTCCCACTTTTTGAAAATGGTAACGTATTCTGCCATCCCGATTCCGGTCTTGGAGCTGTCGCTTGTAACCTGCTTGTAAAGTAAGCGTTGTGTTTTAGTGCGCTGCATTTCAAGTACGGGGTCAGTCCAAATTGTGATTTTGGAGTGGAGTTTGAATCCCTCGTTGAGTACGGCGTGGGTATGTTCGCCGGTAAAGTCGTACATTCCGGTGTAGCCAGACGAATTTTTGTAAACGCCTAAATCTTTTGTGTGTACACACATTAGGCGACCTGGTTTGAGGATTCTGTAAAGCTCTTTCAACAAGTAGCTGTACTGCTTGAAAAAGTCCTCGTGATTCTCGTTGTTCCCCATGTCGTGGATGTAGTTGGAGTAGGTGAACAATGAGCTAAAAGGTGGAGAGTAGATAATCAAGTCAACGGAGTTGTCGGGGATTCGCTTGATTTCTATTGTGGTGTCGCCTTTCATCAGAAAGACGTTTTTGTCCTTGTATTCGTCGTAGGTGTAATCGTTGAGCAAGCCGTAAGTATGTTCGTTAACATTACGGTTGATTTCGCGTTGCATTTCCTCGAATCGTGCTTGTTTTTGCTCGATGATTGCTCTTGCGTTTTGCATTGTGTCTGTGATAATAAGATGGATGTTTACTGCACCGTGTCGCCCGAAGCGATATGAACGGCGGACTTGTTGGTAAAAGTCCTCAAAAGAAAAATCCGGAGCAACAAAAATCTGCGTTCCGCAATTCTGAAAATTCATGCCATAGCCACAAATCTTTGCTTTCGAGATTAGTATTCTGAACTTGCCGGCGGCGAAGTCAAGCAATCGTTGTTCTTTGTCGGCGTCTTTGTCGCTGCCCTTAACTTCAACTGCATCAGGAATGAGCTTGCGTAGAATTTCGCCTTCTTCGTTTTGCTTAACCCATATCAGCACTTGACCTTCGGTTTCGCTTGCGATTTTGGCGGCAAGCTCTAATCGCTGTTGTTTTGTCTTGCGTAGCTCTGCATTGAAATTGGTCGCATTGACTATGCCTTGCGCGAATAATCTGCCCTCTTGCGGTGCTGTTTCAACTTCATGCTGGATGTAATTTAGGGGGGGCAAAACAAACTTCTTGCCGGTTTCAATAAACCCTATATCAGCTGGGTTATCGAAGATTATAGCCCATGAAGCGATCCAGCCGTAAAAGTCTGCTTTGGCGTGACCTTTCAATCGGTAGTTGTTCATTCCTTCTTCGCGTACAAACCATTTTGAACGCATATCTTGCGCATCAAGTACGTCAAGAAATTCAGAGTGATTGCCGATTTCGTTAAGGTCGTTAGGTGATGGAGTAGCGGAGCAACATAGCTTGTATTTCGTGTGCTTAAACACGTCTGTAAGCAACTTGCGGTAGTGCCCGGTAAAATTCTTTAAGATTGAACTTTCGTCAAGCACAATGCCTACAAACGGCTCAATGTCGATGTTTTCAAGTTGCTCGTAATTGGTGATGTAAAGTTCTTTAGGCTGTGGCTCTGTATCTTTGCTCATTCGGTTAACGGTGTAACCGAATCGCTTGCCCTCTGCGATTGTCTGCTTGCTAACTGATAGCGGAGCGAGAATTAGAATCGGCTTGTTTTCATGTTGAGCAACGAGTTTCGCCCATTCAAGTTGAATAAGCGTTTTGCCGTTACCACAACCTGCGAAAACTGCGCCTTTGCCTAATTTCAACATTCGCTTTACGCAATATTTCTGAAAATCAAATAGCGATTCATTTAACTGGCTTTCTTGGATGTCGAAGCCGGTCTGCTGAATCGCTACCTTTTTGGTTTCCAGAAACTCTTGGTAGGTTTCTGTTGGTTGCATTTTTTCTTGTAACTTTTGTAGTTTGTGAGTGTTTATTTTCTCAGCTGCTGGAACATCAGCTTGATAGTTGAATACTTGGCGCGGAGGTCGTTATCTATCATGCTTCCCCCAACGTTGTGACTTCTCCGCTGACAGAACGCGGTTGACATCCGACTGACGGTAACGGCATCTCCGTCCGTAGCGTTGAGGCACCAAATAGCCATCTCGCTCCCAACGCCATAGCGTTGCCAGATTAACGCCAAGTTGCTCCGCTGCTTGCGCTCTCGTTACCAACTCGGAGTCGTCAGTTGGTACTTCCTTTTGCGCAAGGCATTGGTCAACGATGTCTTTGCATAGCGATGTTAATTGACTGTATGAGAGTTGTATTAGCATCGGTACATCTTGCAGGCAATTAGTCTGCTTTTTTTGAGTTGTTTCCATGTTAGTTTTCGTTAGTTTTAACTTCTTCTGCTTCAACATCTTCGATTTCGTGGATGTCGTCAAATGGTGCTATAAACATTTGGTTAAATCTCTTTGATTTTTACCGCGTAATTCTCTGTATCGCCGAACAAACTCTGCTGCTTGCTCCGCCGTGTATTCTCGCGGTATGAATATCACCGTGCGCGAATCTACACGCAACTGCTTGACGTTTGTATGTGGGTCCGACGGCGGTGTTATCGCATCCTCCGTCGGCCTTTGATACGCGCTCTGCTGTCTTGCTTTAGGCTTCTTCATGATGAATATCAAACTCTATCCTGGAGAGATTGTTAAACAAAATATCTATCCCAATCTTGATATTAAAATCGGGTTTCAACTTCACTTCGCCAACAAACGCTTCCATCAATGCTTGCAATACCAGCATATACGGATTGGTCTTGATTGGCTCAAAGTAATTCAATCGCTGTAACAACATCTGCTCTATCCTGCGATTCTGCTCTTTTACCGCGTCGATTAAAAGACATGAAATAAAAGCGTTTGTACGCATTGTTTCTCTGTCAGCGTAGAACTTCATTACTTGAACCTTTGCAGCGTTGTAGAGCGTCTTAAAATCGCTTAGAAAGGCATCGTAGAATTTATCAGTGTTCCAGCAAATGGACTTGTAATGCAAATCGTCTAAATCTTGACGGATAAACGCCTCATAGCCATCTTTGCATTTCTGAACCCTGCGACTTAGTTTCTTGGTTGCATCGCATTGCGGATGTTTCGCCCAAAACAGAGTTTCGTCAACGTGCTTCCATGCAAGGTGCGAAATTATCAGTGGCATATAGCCAATCTGTATTTGCTCGGCCTCTGTGAAGTTGCGCTGAATCCTCTGCGCATCGAAGTGGCATAGCTGCTTGAATGTTTCCGGCGTTTCCACTGCGGTACTCGGCAAAGGAAGCGTCTTGCCTAACTTGCGCTTTAATCGCTGTTCGGCGGCGCGTATCTCCTCTGCCGTGTATCGCGTGGTTAACATCGCTGTGCTGTCTTTGGATAGTAGGCTCATAACTTGATGTGGACTTTGTAGTACAAATCACCCGTATACCCTCTGGCTCGTAACTCGTTGATGATTACTCGCGGTTGAAGGTGCGCAAGCGGTGTTTCCAACTTGGGGGGGGTGATTTTGTTGGCTTTCCTGGCGAAATAATCTTCTCTTTGGCATTTCTTGCAAGTATACTGCAAGCCGTCATTGGCTCGCGATAATTTGCTAAACTCGCTCAAAGGCAAGTATTGCCGGCATTTGCTACAAAGTTTCGTAGGCTCGCTATCCGCCGTCGGCTGCTGCTCTGTTTCGGTTGCTTTTAGATAATTTTCCATGTCTGTTCAAGATTTCTTCAAGCGAAGCGACGTGGTTGAATCCGTCATACTCGGAAGCATGAATCACAACTTCCGCCGGTCGCCTGCCGTGTCCGTAGTTTTGCATGAACTTACAAGCGCATTGAATCGTGTAAGCCATGCGCTCTTGCTCGGCTTTGGTGTAGCTGAAGCCGAAAAGCTGACTGGTAGTGTCGTTATGCTGGGCTTTCATCGTGCTGGGCATTTTACGTCGAACGATATGAGTTACGACGGAAAATAATCACCGATAGCATTTCGTTGAATCGGTCGGCGATACGATCGCCATATTTTCCGCGTATCTCGCTCGCATCAAGGTTTGTTGTCAAAAACGTAGGCAGTTGCTCAACGTAGCGATATTCCAACAAATCCATTACGGGGCTTATCACGTTGCCGTAGTTTACAACTTCTGCCGGTTCTCCGCCGATTTCATCAATCGCAAGCATTTTGAACGCTCGAAGTTGCAAGTAATCATCTTCCTTGCTTTTGGCAAGGGTGCAGATTTCTTTGGCTGTGATAATCCTGGGGGTTGCAATATCGCGGCCTAAATAGCCGCCATCCTTGAGCCAACTGATTGCTCCGCGAAGTGCATACAACATCGTGGTTTTGCCATTACCAACGCCGCCACAAAACATTACGCCAAATTTGCTATCGTCACTCGTCAGCGCGGTAGCGAATTGTTGAATCATGTCTAACGTGGGTTGGTCTTGGATAAACTTCCGGTGTCGTGCTTGCACTTCTGCATGGTAGCAAGCTAAAAGAATACTCGCCGCTTGTTCGGCTGTCATCGGCAGCCTAAAACGTGGTTGTATAGTTTTTCGGCTTAGAACTTGTTGCAGGAGTGCCGCGACGTTTATCGAATCTGTCGGTTGGAGAGGTTCTTTCATTTTTCGTGGAATTTATAAACTTAGGGAGCCAGTAGCGAATGTGCCGTCTAACGTCATCTTTGCTGCGGAGAGTTTTGTTATCTTCGATTTGCTGTTTAACATACTCGTCAAGGTAGCTTAGAATTTCGTCGGCGGTGCAATCGTACTTTTTGGCAAATTGTTCAATCCAGCCGGATTCGCCTCTAAGCTCAATCATGATTTCGCTTAAATCTCGAAAAACATAACTATCGCTCGGCGGCGACGACGGCGGACTTTTTGTATCTACGTCAGTAGATTTTTTTAAAACATTATCATTATCATTATCATTTATAGGGTTATGTTCGGTTATCTTAGATAAGCCTCGGTTATCTTCGGTTATCTTACATAACCGGGGGTTATCTAAGTTATCTTGAGTTATCTCTGAGTTATCTTGAGTTATCTCTGAGTTATCTTTAGTTATCTTTTCGTCGGCTGAGTAATAAGGATTTTTTTGCCCTCGTTTGAAATTTGGATTACCCCCTCTACGCCCGTTCTCTCGATTCCCTACGACCTTGCTCTGCCATTTAGCTTCGTCAATCTCAAACTGATTAACAAAAAAGCCGAATGCCATCTCAATGTCCTCTTCTATCGAAAGCTCCTCGCCGAGATTGTATTGAAATATCGCGCGGAACAATTTACCCAACTGCTTGTCGGATAACCTGGATATTGGCCTATAAAATGATGTATAGATAATGAATGATTCTCGAGCTTTATCCATTTTTATTGCTTAGATAAATCCGGAAGAAGTTTGTTGAAAGCCTCTTGCGCCTCCGGTGATAAATTCGAGGGCAGATTACCATTCAAGCCAATTTTCTTTCGGATATTCTTATTCATGGGATATGCAATTTTAAGATTTGTTGATTTTCTTCACCAAACCTTTCAATACCCTTACGGCATTAAGCAACTTCAAATCGCGCGGATTTGCCTTTATTGATTCTAATATGAGTGGCAACTTTGATTGTAGTGTATGAAAGTCGCGGTCTGATAGCTGCTTCATGTCGTAGGGAATTTGCTGGTGTTAGAAAGGCAAATCATCTTGCTTGCCTGCCTGAGAAGCCGGGGGCATTGTTGGTTGTGCCGTAGGTTGTGGATATACGGCTTGCCAATTCTGCTGTGCCGGCTGTGTGGACTGAACCGGTGGCGTAGTCGCTTGCGCAAGGGTAATTTCATGAGCGGTAACGCTTGTGTAATACTTACCGTTAAACTCGCGGCTCGCTAAATCAAACTTGATATTAGCGGTAACGCCTACCGGATACTCAACTAACGCTTTGTCGTTGAAAACAGAGATACATACCTGCTTGGGGTATTGCTCGCCATATTCAACGATAATATCGCGTTTCTGCCATGCTTTGCCGGAGGACTTTGATACGCCTTCAACAACTTGCATGACTTGAATAATCTTCGCTTGTAGTTCCATATATAATTAATGTAAAAGATTAATATCAACCGGAGATCCAACGTAACCTTCGGGATTCTCACCGCCGAAGATTCGTTGGTTGGTGATAAATTGGGAGTGGTCGCGTAGAAACTTGATAAGTTCTTCGCAACGCTCGCGGAGCCTGGGAATATCCCGCTCCGGCTCAAAGGTGTAACACTCTGTAAAGACTTGACAGCCTCGCTTGCCCATCTCAACTATGTTATATTCAAAATCGCGTATATCAACGCCACTCTGAATCAAGCAATATGGATAAACAAGGTGTTGCCAATGTGTCTTGAACTTGCCAACTCTGTAAGATGATGTTGTCTTAATATCATGCACCTTAAACGGCATTAGCTCGTCGATATAGCCATATAACCTAACGTCACCAAAACTCGTAGGCAGGATTGCTTCAACAAACTTCTGCGTCACTGCACCGTTGAATTGCTTGGCAAATTGCTTGCATAATCCAACGTCAAAGTAGAAAAGGCGTGAATTAAAATCAACTCGTATCATTGAAATCGCTTCGGCGATTCTTTCAATTTTGATGTCCATCTTATCGCTTTTGCGATTTTCAATGATACAGTCGATAACTTCATTGAACGCCGTGCCCTTGTCAGCCGCTTCGCTCTCAAACGGAACGCGGTTGATTGAATCTATCAGTGCTGCGCGTTGTTTGATGATAAATTCTTCTGCCGTGCAAGGTGGGTTATCTGAGAATCCCCAATACCTATCGTAGATTATTGCTGCGTCAATGTAGTTTTGGTAGTTGTCAAGGAGTGTCGCGTAGAATTGAAAGTTATTCTGCGTTTGCATTGTTGCAGAATTGTTTCTTCTTGTTGTCGTAGGTCAGCTGTAAGGATTGAGCCTTGACGCAAAGTAATGCCCATGTTTTCTCTTTGGAACTGCCTACGTGCTTGACTGATTGCATTACTTTGATGAAAGCGTTTACGCCGTCAACGTCAGTAATCGCGTCAATCTGTCCGGCAAGGTCGGTCATTAGCTCGTTGTACTCTGCTTGCAACTTGACTTTCTGCGCAAGCATATCAGCGTAACGAGAAATGATCTCTTTTTGGATAAAATCATTATTGCCAACTGTGTTGCCGTTACGATCAACGGTAATCGGAAGGTTCATTGTAGCCGGAAGATTGCAAGTGTTCTTACCGTCATTACGGTCGGTAGGCTCGAAAGTGATTGTGCGCTGTTGAATACCGCGTTCAGACTTCATTTCGAGATAGCCGAGTAAGTCAAGGTCAGTAACAATAGCGTTGTAGTTCTTTTCGCGTAGTGCCGGAATAAACACGGTTGCATCACCCTCTTTGCGAGTGTCGCGGTGGGCGATAAAGATAATGTGCTTGTTTAGGCTTGACAGGGCGCGTGTAAACCATGTAAACTCTTGGTTAATGTTGCCCCATTCGCGAAGTTGAGGTTGGCGAGTGCCAACTTTGTAAGCAATGATAAAGTCCATCATCTTGCCTACGGTGTCAACTACGATAGATTGGTAAGGCGCGAGTGACGCTGCTTCTTGGTTAATCAGCTGTTGGATTTCTTTCCAGGAAGTGACTTGCACAATATCTACGCCGTTAAGGTGATTAATATTTACGCGCTTAACTCCGTTGTCGAAGTCAAGCAGGAGCGGCTTGGGAGCTGACAATGCAAGCGAAGTCTTGCCGGTTCCGGCCTGTCCGTAAATCATCATCTTAACCGTAGTTGGGAGTGCGATTTCCGTGGATTTCTTAATTAAAGCCATAATGATATGAATAGAGAAAGTGACAAATGGTAGACCGCGTGGAATCGAACCACACTAAGCTAAAAGGGATAAAACTTAGCTACCGGAAACGGCCTATTGAAATGAAAGGCGTATCATCGCTGACGGCCTTTCGATGGTGAAACCTAATACCAATACTTAAAACTATTATAAATAACCTTAATCTAAATCAACATCACGGTCGAGAGGGGCAGAATCGAACTGCCATCCATATCCGGAAATAACAACCCAAATCCCGGATTGCTCTGCCGTTGAGCTACCAATCGAAAACCCAAATACGGACTTTCACAAGCTGATATTCGGGGAAATTCAATTATACTTTTTTATAAACCAAAATGTTAAATGGTCACGTCTTGAAAAAACACACAAAAGGAATTGCCTGAAAATATAAGTTTAGAAAGGTAACGGCTTCTATTCTCGCGAACCAAAGCCGAAGAACAAAATTTAGAAATGGTAATGTACTTACTCATCCAATCTTCCTTTACTATGAAATGTCACCTTTCAGAGTGAAGAAGGCAGGAATCGAACCTGCATGGCGGCGTAGGCTGTCCGTTCCACTTATGCAACCTCTTACCGGGCATTACCGTTATGCTACTTCTTCAAATACCTCGCGAGCGTGGATGGGGGGATTGCTTTTAACCCTTTGTACTCGCGAGGCGAACCTTTCAATAAATCAAATTCATGATAAAAATACAAATGGAAAACGCTTTTCACTCACTCTTGAGTGCGGTGTCCTCACGGATTGACCAATACGTTTAAAATCCCTTTCATTGCGATATTCATGGGGCGCGTCAGTGTCATTCCTTATTCTCGCTTTTTATCGTTGGGTAAACGACCGTTAGCAGCACGGTAGGGATTTTTGTGTGCGAAGTTTACAAGGTGTCTTACAAAACCTATCGAGCTTCACAGCCCGATAGGAGTGCTAACATGAAAAAGAAATTCAGTAACGTATGTATCTCATCAGTCGCCGTAGACGGAATCGAACCATCACCATCAACATTGTTTCTCCAATAGGGCCAGTTGTCACTAAAAATCAAAAGTTAATAAATACAGATATGCGTTGATGTGCGAACCTGCTTACGGCGGAGTGTCGGCTTTTGTTCTTCACAGATAGCAAGCCAACCATAATCATAATGAACAGTTCTGTTAATCGCGATTGAATCAGAATCACCCCGTCGGGTGATAAACATTAGCTAATTATGAACAACAATCAGTTGTGACGGGGCGATTCTGCTTCATATCGTGTATGGGGTTGCTGGCCGGTGGGTTTCTCAACTTGGCCGGTCAGCGTTAACTTTGAAGAATATACAGATGTTTACAATTAAGTGCTGGGAAGCTCCGGATGTCGCAAAACATCTTACGCGGATTTCCGCCGGAGCTTGATAGATATGGAACATAAGGCGCAAAGCCTTATTCAATTTTCGTCAAAGATGCACTATTTTTGCTCTTGGGTATGCTCACCCTCAATATTCTTTATTAAGCAAATATAAGCGTAGTCGCTTTGCTGTTCTTGGCTGCGACGCCTCAACGACCTTTATTCGGCTGCCGTTGCTTATCTTCTTTCTGTTCTTGGGGCCGAAGCTACCCTCATTCGCGTAGGTTTGTCAGGCTGGAGCGCAGCCCAGTTACGCGACAATTCCACAATGTCAATGTTCTGGTTTCAGTCGGTTTTTGGGGGAATTGCGAAATTTGGTTATTCGTAAGCATAAAACCGATGAATAGGTGGGAAAGGTGGGAACTGCCCCCACAGATAAGTGATTGGGTGGTGAAGGTGTGAAGAGCAAATAAGGAGGGAAGTTTTTAGTGTAAACTACATTTGGTCACTTATCTTCTCATTTTCTTTCCCGTGTTGCCGATAGCAAGCTACCGGCATTTTTAAACGAAATTCAAATAACATCTACTGAGCCAACTCTTTGGCTCGCATTTATCTAAGTTTACAAGCAGTCTGCGTAGGATTCTTCTTTGTGATAGAGTTCTTCCATGATATTGCGGATAGCTTCTATCAAGTCGGGGCTTTCAGCTTCTTTCATCAGAGCGAAGCAATCGCTCCAATCGGTGTAATCAAGTTGGCAAGCCTTGTGAAGAATTTTCTTATCCGAATCGGAGAGCGAGTTGTAAAGTTTATCGGAAATTCTCATTGCGCATAATGTATTTGTGATATTTGGAAATTAGCGAATCGGTATGAATCCAGGTCATGTAAGCCAGAGCCATAGACAGATAGCATACAAGCGCAATCAGAGCGAAAAGCGGCATGAATAATAGCGTGTAAGTTTCAAAGGCAGCAATCATGAAGAAAGAGCCGAGGGAGAAAAGCACTATCAGACAAGCGCATCGGGCGAAGGATAGATATTTGGGATTCATGGGGAGTAACATTAGATTAGAGAGTTTCTAATTAGATTTTCAATGTTGTTTCGGGAGAAGAACCATTTGCCTGCTGATTTGACGCCGCCGAGGATGTCGGTATTTTTGTAGATGAAGGATTTAGAGAATCCTTTTTCTTCGGCAAGTTTTTCGAGCGGTATCATTTCATCGCGTTGGGCGATTAGTTTTTCTGCTATTTTGTCGGCGAGAATATCAAGTTGCCGTTGATTTAGTGCGGTCATATAATTCAGCTCTAATAACTACGGTCATTGTTTTCTCGCTTTTGGAAGCGGCGATACGAATTTCCGCATCGTTCTCTATCAATTCTCTGCGAACCTGCTTAACAGTTTCGTAGGTTGTATTTAGTTCCGCCATATCCTGACAAGGAATTGTGTGAACTTGTCGGGGCGACATTTGGCGAATTAGTTGTTTAGAAATCTGCATTGGTTTTCCCAATTTTTAAGTTAATAAATTTGGAAATTAGAAGGCTGACAACTAACTTTGCGATTGAGTTATGTTGTGATAGCGAAGTTTCGCTGTCAGCCTTTTTCGTGTCGTTAAACTTGGAAATCTGACGAACACGATGCAAAGGTAATATCGTTTGATATATTTTCCAAAGATTTTATATCAAAATATTTCAGAGTTAACATTGTTTAACGCTTCAAATATATCAAAAATTGCCTATTAAGCTATGAATCAACGTCTTAGTCTATTTATCCAATATATGGGCATGACTATTACACAATTTAGTCATGAGATAGAAACGTCGCAATCTGCGATGAGCAGCATGATTTGTGGACATAGGCCAATTTCGGATAAAACTGTATCAAAAATCAAACGGACTTTCCCCCAGCTCAATGTTATTTGGTTACGCACGGGCGATGGGTATATGATAGACACCTCAACGACCGAAAAAGTTCAACTGCCGATGGGGATAGAAGGCACCTGCGTTACGCGACATAGCTTTTCCTTAAAAAGCAAGACCGCAGTCAATGCGGTTATGGAAAATATGCAAGCCGAGATAAACCGATTAAACGGCATTGTTAGCGATAGGGAAAAGAAGATACGCGAGTTGGAAACAGAAAACTCTGGCCTACGTACTCACAATACAGAACTTTCAAAGATGGTAAAATTACTTACGGGAATATCTAAATAGATATAAATCCGATACAAACATCAACCACAAACCACTCCAAATATGAGATTTACAAACACTTGCGAATCTCGCGTTAGTTCCAGATTCGCTACTAAGGAGTTGGTAAAAACCAACTCCTTTTTTATTGTCAATCAGGCAGTTACGTC